CAGAAAGACCTGACCGTTGACGATGGCAAAAGGACTGTACATCTGGCTGGTACTGCTGCCGGACAATACAACCAGTTCATTTGCATTAATGGCAACGCGGGTTGATACCTGTCCATTGTTGACCAGTACCGCTACCGACAAACCCGCATCATAGTAATTGCCGTTGTATTTCACGCCCGCTTTTAGCGTGTAGATAGCATTGGCTGATGTGGCGTCGGCGTAGGCGGTAAATTTCTGGTCTATCGCCGCCATTTGCTCGCCGAACTGCTGATCCTGCGCGGTGAATTTTGCCGTGGCCTGCTGCTCAAACGTGGCCAGCGCCTGTTCAGTATTTGTCTGCGCCTCGCTGATGCTGACCACGCTGGCCTCAGCCTTAGTGACCCGTCCAGTGAGAGCATCCACACTCTGCGTGGTCGCCTGTACCGTTGTGGTCAGAAGGGCCATCGCCGAATCTGTTGTGGCCTGCGCTTTTTTAACGGTCAGGATTTCGGCGGCACTGTCACCGAACTGGACAGCGACCAGGTCTTTGAACTCGGCATAGGCCTGATTGGCATCAGCGATTAACGTCTGAGCCTGGGAAATTTCAGCCCGTGCGATTCCAAACTGCTGGAATGAAACGTTCGCTCCCTGAATATCCGCCAGCGTGCCCTGCAAAATCCCGGCGATACTGAAATCAATTTTTTCAGTCAGCGCTTTGCCGTCAGCGGCCAGCAGCACCTGGTCTTTAATAGCGTCCAGATAATCACTGGCCTGGTCGTTCGACATCCCGCGTACCCAGTCAGTCCAACCCGACTGATTCCCCGTTTTGTCCACCAGCTGCGCGCGGTACCAGAAAATCTGTCCGGCACGTAACCCCTGCTGGGAATAGACTGCGGCGGGATACGGCACATCGGCCAGCAACTGAGGATCTGAAAAATCAGCGTCAGGTGTGTACTGAATTTCGGTCATCAGCGTGTCTGACGTGTTGGCCGGGAAACCCCAGGTCAGTTTAATGCCCCAGTTGAAGCCGGTGGCCGCCAGCCCGACAGGTTTTGGTGGATTACCCGTTTTCCCGGTCAGCGTCGTTTCGGTGGAATACCCCCATCCAGATGAAATCTCAGCGGCGTTAATCGCCCGAACGCGAACCAGATAGCGACCTGTATAGATAGCCGGCACCTCAAACGAGGTGGTCGAGCTGCGTGTGACATTCACCCAGTCACCATCGTTACGCCGCCACTGCGCCTCGTAGGATATGGCATTTTCAGCCTGGTCCCAGCTGGCCCGCAGGGTCTGCAGATTCATACCCTGGTTAACAACGGAGTAGCTGGAAATAACGATATTACCCGGCGGTGCCTGATTGCCTGGAGGAATGACGCTGATCGGACGCGGGTCAATCATCGCCCCTGTATCGATACGGGCGTATTTATCCGGGTCATGTGCAGCACCTGTAATGGTATAGGTGCCATCATCATTATCGCTGACGGTCACCACCCGGAACTGCTGGGCATACAGCGTATTTGACTCAACCACCCAGACAGACTGAGCCTCAGGTGTTGTCGTAAAAGCAGTGGACACCGTCACTTTACTGCCGCTGACTGACTGAATGGTACGGCTCTGCGATGCGCCCGTGGGCAGGTTAGCAATTAGCCGATCACCGGCTACTGCATCAGGAACACGATCAAGGGTTATGACGCGACCACTCACCGCGCTGATGCGACCGCCGGTTATTTTCCCGGATAAATCCCTGTCGGAAACAGCGATGATGAACCCCGGCTGCGGGATTTTGCCATCCAGGCCCACCGAAAAAGTCACCACGCGGTCTTTGTTGTTTGTCAGAATGCCCCAGCGACCCTTTCGGTTCGCCTCTGACTGGCGGGTGCAACCAATCGCCGTCAGCTCGAGCTGATTGAAACCAAAGCGCGTTACCAGCGCCTGTTCAAACACCGGCTCCATTGCGTCGGCATAGCCATTTGCCGGATCTGAATATGACACCAGCGCCTGCGTATAACGATTTTTTGACGTGCTGCTGCTGTAGTTAAAGCGTCCGTCGATCACGTTTGCATTGGTATAGCTGTAATCAACATCGCGGGGCATATCAGCCAGCGCAACAATCTGGTTGCCGCCCCAGTACGTCATGCCCCGGAATATCGCCGCAAAGTCACGCAGCACGGTATAGGCGTCGTTGCGGTCCTGAATATAGACGTTACAGGTATAGCGCGGCTCCGTACCGCTGCCGCCCTTTCCATCCGGCACTGGAGCGTCGCAGTACTGTGCAACCTGATACAGCGTCCATTTATCGATGTTTGCAGCCGATAAGCGATCCCCCAGGCCGAAACGGTCGGTTACCACCAGGTCGTAAAAAACCCACGCTGGGTTATCTGTCCATGCCCATTTGAATGCACCTGTCCACGTTCCGGTATAGGTGCGCGTGGTCGGGTTATAGTTGTCCGGTACGCGAAGAACACGCCCTGCAGGTTCGCAGGAAATCTGCGGTATAGAGCCATTGAACTGACTGGAATCGAACTCGATGTAAAGCAGTGCGGTGTTGGGATAGCGCAATTTGGCGTCGATAACTTCCGTGAAACTCTGCAGCGTCATTGTGTCGCCGATTTTCGCGCTGCTTGCATCAGCAGTGATTTTACGAACGCGGACAGTCCAGGTCGTGGCCCCTGCGGGCAGATTAATACGGTGGCTGCGTTCGTAACCGTTTGTCGTTTTCCCTTTAACAGATGTATTTATGACGGTCTGGAAAGTGCCGCCGTTCGTCTGAAGATCAATGGCATATTTGACGGTGTACCCCACCAGGTCACCATTGTCTTTCTGTTCAAACAGTGACGGCCATTTTATTCGCAGTCTGATCGCCGACAGTTGAGTATTTGTGAATGTGCGCGTCCAGGGTGTGGCACTGGGCAAAACAACGCCATTGAGGCTGATTTCATTTTCTGAACCCGGCATGCCCTGAATATAAGTCTGCGCCTGGTTACCGGGTCTGAACTCCCAGGTCACACCAGAAAAGTTCGATGATCCGTCAGCGTTAAGCAGCGGTGTACCGTCCAGGAAAATAGAGCGTCCGTTAAGTCCACCGGAAAATTCACCCTCCCCCAGGGCAATCAGAATTTTGGCCTTCGCCACGGAAAGGAGATCATCGGGCGTTTCAACAGGCGTACGCGAACTGCCACCACCGCCTTTACTGCCCTGAATTCGTTTTTTAGCCATATCGCGCCCATAAAAAAACCTCCCGAAGGAGGTTATTAACCAGAAAAAACTTATTGCTGATCTTCGACGTAAATTCCCGCCGAAATAATCGCTCCACCTATTCTCCGCTTTCCATAAAGCAGAGGAACGGGTAAGCCCTGGGAGGTGGTATTGGTGACACCGCCGAAAGCATAGGACGGTTTGTTATCTGCGGACTGGGTTTTGGCAAGCCCTGTAGGCTGCGGAGACAGCATCTGAATTACGCCCCCGAGAGCCATTGAAACACCGACACCCGCAACAGCTCCCCAGCCGCCAGCGAACGCAGTTCCGCCAATGCCAATTGCCATACCACTAGTTGCGAATGCTGCTACGGTGATTAAGGCAACGCCGAGGATGGTCTGAAACAATCCGCCGTTTTTACTACCCATGACGATGGGCACGATACGAATCACTTCGCCCGTCACCGGGTAACCAAGCTCGTCGAAACCGATGTTCTTTTTCCCACGCCACACGGCATACGTTAATCCACGCCGTTCGCTGCTTATCATAAATTGCTCAAAGCCCGGTACCGTGGCAGCTAATGCCCGCGGTGCTTCGTGGGTAGTGCTAATAAGTCGTTGATGAACTTTACCGAACGTTTTGCCCAATACACCGCCAAGCTCAATTCGGGTCATAATTTCTTTCATATCCGCCTCAAAATAAAAAAACCACCCGAAGGTGGTTTAATATTGATTCAGGTTATTACCTTTGATATCGAGAGTCGAGTAATGGAATGTTTTTCCCTTCTCTATTTTTATTAACGTCTTTGAAGAACATTTTTAAAACTGGGATGTCATATCCAGCACTAGCGCAAAGAGAAGATATTACGGATTGATCCAATGGCTCACCAGTTTGGGAATTAATATCAAACGAAGCGGCAACCACTTCTTTATCTTTATTCACCGCAACAAATGTCGCAAACAATTGTTTTCCAGCGTATGCCCCGTAAGAGTTTTTACCATTAACATAGCCGCAATACGTAAATGTTGAATCTGGATAAGGGAAATCTTGATGATAAAACTTCGCAGCATCTGGATCCTTCATTTCATCTCGAATCGTTTTCTCTACAGCTAACCGTTCAGGCTCTGTTAATGATCTTGCCGAGGAATCCCAACAAATTAATGCAATAACAATAAATAATAGTTTTTTCATCAAGTGTGCCCTCCATTTTTAATGAAGGTTAACACATGTCTTTAAAACGGAGCACTTTCATCGTTCTTTCCATCCAGTAACCACCGTAGGGAACACGGTTGCTGAGCCGTCCGTATAAATGATGCAACAGCATGTTGTCTTCTAACAAAATCCCCGCGTGGTTCCACTTATCCGCCTGCACCTGCATAATTACCATATCACCCGGCTGGGGCGGACCATCAAACTCGCGGAAACCGCATTCGTACCAGTAATCCTGATAAAAATTATCAGGGTACTCATTTTCCCACCAGGGATAGGCGACGCGGTAATCCTTCAGCTCTATGCCGTGAGTCTGCCGGAAATAGCTCATCACCAGCCCCCAGCAGTCATAAATGCCGAGAACAAAGGGGCGCTCCAGCAGCGGCAGTTCGCCGCGGGGATTAATAGTGCGCAAATCGCCTTCCGGCCAGCTGACGATATGCCAGGGGACCGCCATCAAATCGCACTGCGCCTCGTCCAGCTCGCTGGGCTGCGTCGTTGCATCGGGGTGACTATGGACAATGGCGGTCACGGTTCCCCAGTCCTCGGCAGCGGCATAATCTTCCGGCGCTAACACAAAGTGTTCGCAAGGGTCACCGGCCTGATTCCGGCAAGGGAAATAGCGCTCTACACGGCTTTTTTGCGCCACCACGCCGCAGCATTCGTTCGGGTACTCAGCAGCGGCATGGGCCAGGATCGCATCAACGGTTTTCTGTCGCATGTTAGCTCCTGATGAGTGACGTACCGGGGAACCCGCCGAACGACAATTCATTGTTTGCACCGAACCTTAACTTGCAGGCCGTCAACGTGCCGTTGCATTGATCCAGGGACGGATCAGTCACCGGATTGTTGTTTTTGTCGAAGTACTTTGTACCGGCATAATCGCAGCCGTCACCGCTGCGGTACTTGCCACGAATACACCATGTGCAAAGGGAATGAAGCTGCCGCGTCGGAATCATCAGCCCCTGCAGGTCCATCGGGCTGGATAACCGAAACTCGATGGATACACCGGGCAGCTCATTGTTCTTTCCATCGACATACCACACCTGCAATTTTTCCTGAGACGGATCGGCTTTAGCATTTCCGGCTGCGAAATTACGCGCATCCAGATACTGAGCCATGGTGTCATGGATCGTCACCTTCGCTTTGAGCATGTCGTCGTAAGCGAGACACAACGCAGTGATTGAGCTGTTTACGTTTGCCACCGTCAGTTTCGGCTGGGCGCTACTGCCACTGGTCGATTTTTCAAGCCCGGTGATTTCACTCGGCCACGCTGAATACTCCAGCCCCTGCCACCAAATCGACTTTGCGGGTAACTTTGATTCATCGCCACCTGCAGTGGCTATTTCAGCCGCGCTATGCGGGATATTATAATTGTGGAACCTCAGCACGCTACCGACGCCAAACGCCGTTCCGTCAATTTCAATGAGCCTGATCTCGTCGCCTGGCTCAAGTTTTTGATAATCGCTGTTCAGACTCATGGGACATACGCCTGTTCAAGGGTGACAGAAAGATTGTATTTTTTGTTTCCCAGCGGGGTGGGTTTATAGCCGGCGCAACGATAGAGACCTGCGCTTTCAAGTGGTGGCGTCCACTGAAAAGATTTGGTTCCACCGTGCCGGTCAAGAAACGCTTTTATTGCTGAGATGTAGGCTTCATTCCCGGTGAATTCGAGCGTCCAGGTCTGCGAGCGAGTGTTAAGGCCGTCACCCGCTACCTGAGTGTACCCGTCACCGAACTGCGCCTTACGTGTACGAAATGACACCTCCTGCAGCGCATTAACACGTGGGCACCACGTAAAAGTCTCTATGGCCATCAGCGACCCCCTTTAGCCAGATTCCACATTGCACCACCCGGTGACATGTCACGATCCATCAATTGCCGGTATCGGCGGTCAACATAGTTTCCAATGTCACGGGCAAAGTTTTCGTAACCACTGGCGGCACTGGTTGTGGCGTTGCCGTTGCTTTCAATGTGGATGTTGACCTGTGGTGCACCACCAGGGGCAGAGGTATTATTCACACCGGATCCCACTGCCCGAACCCCCAGGGAACCGTCTGCTGCACGCGTCAAAGGCATGATGGCTTCCGGCCCCGCTTCGGCAAATACCCCGGCACCCTGAGCAAAAGCAAAAAGCTGCGGGGAGTTATACACCCCGTTGGTGAACGCACTGAGTGATGGGGAGTCGTAAACACCGCCGAGGGCGTTGAACTGAAAATTAGCGCCAAACTCCTGCAACGCTGTTCCTGAGCTAACGTGTGCTGCAGCGCTTGCTCCACCGCCACCGATAAAGCCGGTAACACCTTTGACAAGGCTGCCAAACAAACCAGTAGATGAAGATGCGGAGCCCATTGCGTTCACTACTGCCGACTGCAGGGCAACTTTTGCCAGCATCTCCAGCGCCGTCAATCCCCATTCCCGCCAGTCCGCCTTACCGCGCACCAGCATGGACGCCACATTATCCATTGCGCTGTCCATCGTTGAGGTGACACCCTGAGAAACAGTCCCCGCCACGTCCATCGTGTTTTCCAGCCAATTGTTGTACCCACGTGAAACACCGTCCCGCCAGTCAGCTTCTGATGCGGCAAGAGCCTTATATTTCGAATCAAGCGTGTCGAGGGCTTCCTTTCGTGCGGCGATTGCTGCGGTACCGCCGTCGGTCTTCGCAAAAACGCGATTAACCTGCTGCGTCTCTTCAAAGTGCTGGCGCTGGCGATCGCCTAATCCTGCAGTTTCGGTGGTCAGCGTGGCATCATCCCGAAATTTTCTGGCGGCTTCAGTCAGATCCTTGAGGGCATCCGTCTGCTCTCTCTGTTTGCGGACGTTTTCATCCGCACGCTGCGTCCAGGTTGCCAGTTCTGCGGATGAGGCTCTGATAGATTTACGCTGTTCATCGGTCCATTTAACCCCAGCCTGGTGGGCCGCGGCATACAATTCAGCCGCTTTCTCACCCTGAGTTGCGCGAACCTGCTGTACGTCAATGGCAACCGTCAGATCGGCCATTTTACGAATGTACTGCTCGGCCTGGGCTGCCGCTTCACGTTCTGCTTTGTTAGCAGCATTCGTCGCGGCGGTGGCATCCTTTTTAGCCTGCGCCGCTGCGGCATCTTTTTTTGCGGCCTCATCTTTGCGGTAAATGTAAGTGGTGTATAGATCCCCGGTAAGTTTCAGATCCTGGGCTTCGTAAACAAACTGCTGATGTTGCTTTTCCAGCCCATCCATACCGGACAGAACAACATCGCGTTGCGCCTTATCCAGAGCAGTTTGTTGCGCCGGATTGGCTTTCGCCATGGATACAACCGGTCCAGCATATTGCGGAGGAGTTGCACCAGCCGTCGCGGACATTGAGCGATTGAGAAGGTCATAAGCGCCCTTAAGAATAGAAACTGCACCAGCCTGTTCTACAGCTTTTTGTGTGGCAAGGTCACTGGCGGTATTCACCAGTTTTTGCGTCGCTTCAACCTTAGATGAGGCCTGTTCACGCTGGTATTCAAGGCGGTTCAGTTGCCCGGTTAACTCAATATTTTTTTCGGTGATATCGGCCTGATCCATGAACGTGTTCAGGTACGTCAGGCGTGGCGATTTGTTGTAGTCCTGCTGGATTTGTTTCAGTGCTGACAGACTGTCTTTAACTTTGGCAATCTGGTTATCAACGTCTGCAAGGTCTTTTTTCTGAGCCACCAGAGAGGTACTGGCGTCAACAGCAGTGGAGCGCAGGCCAGCAGGCGACATCTGGTTGAGTTTTTTGTTGATCTCGTCGAGGTTGTCAGCAAAGGCAACTGCTTCTTTGTGCACCTGCTGCGTGTGCTCGTAAAGCCCATACATAGCCGCACCAGCACCAATAATCACCCCCGGCCAGCCCCCGAGAACACCAAGTACGCCAGATCCAAGCCTGGACAGAGTTGACGCGCTATTATTCAGGTTCGTCATCGCAGCGGAACGGCCAGCAATGGAGTTGTTCAGTGCTGACTGCGCCGCAATGAGCTTCCGCTCGGCGGTAATTTGAGCCTCAATTGATGTTGCGGCAGCCACAGCTTTTTGAGCACGGTATACGGTTTCTCGGGAGATGGCCACGCTGACCTGAGCGCCCCGAACCTGAGCTTGTGCCAGGGCAACTTCTGCGGCGGTGTTACGGACGATCGCCGCCGTTGCACTGCCAACGCCACTAACCATATTGCCAAAGTAACGGGCCAGTCCTAACCCCACCAGCACACCAGCAGTGTTTGCTACGGTGTCGATGTTATTTGCCATTCCGTCAAGGACACCAGCCAGTGTGCTTGATGCGCCCACCGCGTCATTTGCATCACCCACCCATGCCAAGAAGGCGTTTTGTACTTTTTGAGATGAACCGCTGATCGATGCCGGCAGAGTCTCGAATTCCTTACGGAGCAGGCCAACATTTGTCAGCAGGGGCACAATTTTATCAGTGGTGAGCTGGCCGTTGTTCGCCATATTGCGCAGCCCACCGACAGTTGTACCCAGTCCGTCAGCCAGTAATTTTGCCAGACGGCCGCCGTTCTCCATGATGCTGTTAAATTCTTCACCGCGCAGCACGCCAGAGGCCAGAGCCTGACTAAGCTGAGTAATAACTGAACTGATTTCTTCAGTGCTTGCGCCGGACAATTTAAGTGATGTAGCGACGGTCTCGGTAACTTTTGCCACATCAGCGGAGGCATAACCCGCTGAACGCATAGACTGCGCTATTCGGCTATAAAGATTCGTGTTTGCTTCAAGGGATGTGCCGGTACGCTGGCTCATTTCCATCAGCGCACGCTGGGAGGTGGTAAAATCATCAGCTCCCGTGGACGCCAGTTTCAGACGCCCATTCATCTGGTTCCAAGTATCAGTAAACTGGATAAGTTGATGCGTTGCAAATGCACCAGCAAACGCACCAGCAAGCCCTGTCGCACTGGACTTCACTGTCGCAAGCTGAGAGTTCAGATCGGTTATAGATCGCTGAGTATCTCTCGTCGCCTGAGCGGCTTTCTTGCCGCCTGATTTCATCGTTCGGTAGAAGTCACTCCCGGTACGCTGGGCGCGGGCAACTTCTGACTGAAAAGACCCGGAGTTTGCAGAAATTTTAATGATCAGTTCGCGCAGCGCAGCCATAACTCACCCGTAAAAAAACCCGCCGAAGCGGGTGTTAAATTTGTTCGAACCATTGTTCGAAATCGCCAGTCCCTTCATCTTCGTCCTGAGGCCCGAATTTCAGCATCAAATCAGGGATGTTGGCTTTACCTCCCTGCGCGTTGAATACTGCGGCAGCGATCTGCGCTGACTGCGCGTCGCCGCGCCAGTCACCAATTGGGCTGATGCGGTCAAATGCAATCCACATTTTCAGCTCACTTGCCGTCAGGGATTGTTCTAGTTCATGCAGGGTCCGCCCCAATCGCAGCGCAAGAGACATTAGAAAGAAGGTCAGCGGTTGATTTACTTTTTTTCTGCGTATTCCTGAGAGTTACCCAAGGCCATTGCCTGGCGAAGCAAACGGGCATGAACCGGCCCATAAATTTCTGCCACGGTATTGGCATCTGTTTCACTGAACACTGGCACACCCGCTTCATCCAGGAGGACATCGATGAACAGAATCACGTCCCCCATTTTGTTGCGGTCAAATTCCTGCGCCGATGACAACTTCGGGGCATCTTCACCTTGTGGTTGATTATCATAATGCTCGCGAAACTTTACCCACGCCTTACTTGACGGCTCACGAAGGGTTACTGCTGCATCTTCCCACTCGGGGACAATGACTATTTTTGTTCGGTGCGCAACCGCAGCAGTAAGCGCCAAGCTACGCAGTGGAATACTTTTTTTGTTCGCCATTTCTCACTCTCTCTAAAAACTGTAAAAAAAAGCGGCCGAAGCCGCTCAGGAGCCTGCCACGATGCGTTTAGGCTTGCCTTTCACACGCAGTGAATAGGTCGCGCCAACGACAGCGGACGTTGCGGCAGACCAGCTGCTCTGACGCACTTCAACCAGTACGTAAAAACCGTTACCGGAAGGAAATACCACTTTGAGTGCACGTAGTTCGTCATTCTCATACGCTGTCTGTAATGCAAGTTGCGCTGCCTCGTCTCCCACCCAGTTTCGGTTGATGCTCATTTCAGCAGGTGCCGCAAGACCGTTGGTTTGCTCCTGCTCTGTAGAGCACAAAGTGGTGACATCAATGTCACTTTTTTGCCCGCCGGTATAACTGATTTCCTTCGTCGCACACTCTGCATCCAGGAATGTAACCGCGGCTGTCGGAAAGCCGGTTGCCTTGAAATCAGTTTCACTGACAGGGGCAGTAGAGACACCAATTTTCGTGCCTTTCGTTTTTTCAAATTTACTGGTCATATTTTCTCCAGACGAAAAAAAACCGCCGGGAGGCGGTTATGTTTAAATACGGTGGTTTTACTGCTGAATGGAGACTTCCAGCGTTGCGCGACGCAACCGGGTTTCAGGCTCATAGCCTCCTGTTTTGTTCATCTGCGTAAACTGAAGTGGCACCAGTGCAGCGGCGACCTCATCGCGCAGCGCACGGGCTTCATCAACAGTCTGAGCATAAACATCGACCTGTAATGCACTGGTCTCTTCCGCTACGTCGCAGAATGTATCGCCATAAACCTGACTGACCAGCGTGAAAGTGATCCACGGGGGCGTAATGGCAGGTTCGCCAGTCTCATTTAATGGCGCGATATCCGGGTAAACCTGCCCGTCTGCCAGCGCACCAATCAGAGAATATACGTCGGCCTCAGTCATTTCATCAGTGCCTCATCTATAGCCTGATTTGCACGGGCAAACGCCACGCGTGTGGCCTCATCCTGTTTGGCGTCATACGCTGGCCGGATGAACGGAACAGGAGCCATGTTTGATGTCCCCAGCTCAACAAAGCGCCAGTAATATGCATTTTTGGTATTACCGGCCTTCATTTTGTTGTCGCTGTTCCCGGTGCGCGGGTTTGTTCCCCGCACGTGTACCCCCGAAGAAATGTCGCCGTTGCGATCGCGCTGAGTCATGACCACGATGTTTTTTGACAACTTTCCGGTTCGCCGTGGAGCACGCTTAAGAGCTTCATCCTTGAACACCGTTGCCGCTGAGCGGGTTGCGTCTCGCATCACCTTCCGGCTCTGTGATTTGCTGAGTGCTTCCAGATCACTGGTCAGATCCAGCATATCCGATACATCAATTTTCATATCAAACACTTTCCACCCCCTGCTTACAGAGAATTTCCAGGCGGGTGCATTTTGCATCCGGTATAGGTGTTCCGCTTACTTCCAGAGTCTGGCCTTTGAATGGCCCGTTTAACACAACCAGACGTGATGCAGCCGTTACATCAGTCCGGTACCGCATCCAGACGCGTATAGTCGCTTCCGCCTTTTCAGCGCCTGAAGCTACCAATTCACGACCGCTTATCGCTTTTGTTTCAGCAGGAACGCTGACAGCGGCGTCATACCATTCAGCTTTGGGTTGCCCGGAAGGTGAACGAGTTGTTCGGGAGTTTTGCACCGTCACGCGGTGGCGAAAGCGTCCGGGTTCCATCAGCTGCCCTCCACCAGAACATCATCAGTTTTCCCACGCCAGTTACGGTGAATGAACATCATCCGCTCAGCTGCAGCGTTTGAATAAAGCTGTAATTCACTCTGCGCGGTGCGGTGTTCAAACATATCGGCGAAGCACAACAGAACAGCCCCCTTTATGGCCGCAGGAATATCAGGTGCAACCTTCCATGCGGGTTCATCACACCAGCGTAAGCAGTAATCAAAAGCTGCCTGAGCATAAAGGGTGATCAGCTCATCCCGATCATCATCCTCAAACTCAATATGCTGCTTGAGTAATTTGAGACTCAGTACATCAAGAACATTTATCGCCATGCGTTATAAGGGCGGGTTTCCCCGCCCTCCTCCATCAGCTACCCGCTGCGGCAAAGGTACCTTTAATGATTGCTGTCGGACGATAATGTGCCAGCGCCAGACGTTCTTCACACAAAATGGTCAGCATGTTTTTCACGAAGTTGTCGCGGTCTTCGCGGCTTACCTCCACGGTTGCATCCATGCGATCCCAGACCTGAGACGCCATGTCGAAACCGCCGACCGTGAAGGTGCCGGCTGCCTGCGCCTTAGTCGGGACGACCGGCAGGCCCCACATGATGTTGCTGGTGAATGCCTGTGGGCCACCGAAGAGATAACGGCCTTCGTTGTCTTTCAGCAGCGCGATGTTATGCCAGTCTCGCGGGTTCAGGACGATGCCGGAGGCGCTGAACTCGGACTCGGTCACCTGGTAAATAGCGTGAGCGATGATGTCTGCCCGGGTATCGCCAGTGACATTCAGCGCAGTGTCGTAGGCGGTTGCCACTTTGTTCAGGCCTTCCAGATTGTCCCCGCTACCGTCACCGTTCAGCAACTGACCCTCTTCCTTCAGCGCCAGACCGTACATGAGTCGGTTGTTGACGTAGGACTGCAACATTGGCGCGTCGTCCATAACCTGACGGGATGCCTGCACCCAGTGTGCGATAGTCTTCACGTTCGCCGTTTGCTTGCTGAAGGTGATATCCGATTCAGGTTTCAGCGCTTTCTCTGCCACTACATCGGCGTTATTGGTAAACACCTCTTCACGCACGTATTCCAGAGAATTGCTGGAAATGCGGCCCTGCGCCAGCAGGTCACGAATGGTCAGGCGGCGCAAGCCAGGCATGATAATGCCAGGCACCTGCATCGGCTGGATCAGGCTGCCCGCTGAACCTGCATCACTGCCGAGTGATTTGTTGAAGGTCTTCGCATCGAAACTGCCTTTGCTGCCGTTCCAGGACTTTTGCAGCTCTTCAGCTGCACGTTCGGAGAAGGATTTCTTCTCACCCGGATTTTCAGCACCGGAAGCAAGTTTCTGTTCCAGATCGAAAAGGCGGGTACCGGATTTGCTCAGCTCTTCCTGCACTTTCGCCAGGTCTGACTGCAGCTGTTTGGACACCATGCCGGTGCTTTCGATTTCTGCTTTCTGCGCATCGAAAAGCTGGGTCATTTTATGCTGGGATTCTTCGATAGCTTTTTGAATGAGAGCGAGTTCAGACATAATTAATTACCTAAATTAGAAGGAAAAGATTTGATGCTCTGAAGCAGAGCGTTTATTTGTGCTTCGTTTCCGTCGCCCTCGGACTCGCTCCGAATCGCTGACTTAAACCGGGCTATTAACCCAACTGCCTGTGATTTGGTGAGCCCGACTGAATCCCTCAGCCAGTTCTCCACATCACGAATGGTTTCGATACCATCGACACTTTTCATGGCTGCAATGCCAGCCTGTTCGTTGGCAGGGAAGGTGCAGACACTGATTTCACGCAGAGCCTGAATATTCTTAAAAATGCGGCCGCTGGGAATGATGGTGTAATCGTCTTTCGTTACCGAAAAACCAACCGACATACCCTCCACGGTTCCATGTTGCATTGCGGCCTTAAGGTCAGTAGCGCCGCTGTGCCCCGGCGTCAGCTGACCACGCACATACAGGCCTTTTTCGTCCTCAGCGAGGCTGTCCCACTTTCCAACCGGTAACTCCCATGTTTTATGGTTAAAGAACATCGCCACTTTTCGGGTCTGGTTAGTCAGGGCGCTTTTGAAGGCACCGGGCAGGATGATGTCGCCGTCGGAGTCGGTGTTATTGAATACAGAAGCGTATCCTTCGAAAACCCCCTGCTTCCCGTCACCGGTGAACTTGATTTCTGTCTCGTCGAAAGACAGCGTTTTTACGATCTCAGGCATCGCGGCCCCCATAAAAATTAAGCCCCGTCATTGCGGGGCTCTTTGTTGGTTCCTAAATCGGTGATCGGCACGTATTGCGACTGCCGCATTGCCACATCGCCGCCTGGTAGCGGCGGGAGGTTATCCGTTCGCCGCATCTCGTTGATCGTGCGAAGCCCCGCCTCTCCCATCGCCTTCATGAATGCAGCGCGGGAAGCAGAATCCCCTCTCAACAGACCATCAAGATTGTGCTCAGCGTGAATGCGGCCAACGTCCTTAGACGGGATCAGCCATCGCTGAATGCTGTTTTCCCAGCGCGAGATATAGGGCTGCAGGGTGTACTGCAGGAAACCGAGATTCTGCTGCTCGATGCCCGATCCCCAGCTCGTTGACTTCTCAACGTCGCCAACAAGGTGAGGCGGTACGCCAAAGAATCGGGCCAGTTCGCTGACCTGGAATTTTCGGGACGCCATCATTTCGGCATCCTGAGGTGTCACGCCAATTGCCGAAGTAGAAAAGCCCGCTTCCAGAATCCAGAGGCGTTTTTTTACCGGGCCGCCGGCGATCTCTTTGAAGTTCTCTTCAACCTGCGAACGCTGCTGCTCAGTCAGCACCTTTTCGCCGGTAGAGAGGATTTGGGGCGATTTAGCTCCGTTCGCAAAGAAATCTCGCTGCTGATCTTCCATCGCCACCGCCACACCCGCCGATTTGCAGGCAAACGCGATGGGTGACAAGCCAACCAGCCCGGTAAATCCGAAACCTTTAAGGTGAAAAATGTCTCTCTGTGAAAAGTTGGCGTACTCGCTATCGCGCTGATAGCGATAAACCACGTTTTTACCGACCATCTTCACATCCATATTGGCGGACTGAAGCGGTATCAGGCTGATCACATCGCCCGCGCTGTTACGATCAACCAGCGCATACGCGTTCCCGTAGAAACAAAGCTGCATCGTCATGGCCTCCCTGAACTCCTGGGCGGTCATGTACTGATTGGGTGAATAGCGCAACAGGCGAGCCAGCGGATTGCTCAAACCGACTTTTTTACGGTTGTCGCTCGGGTCAGTTTCAAAGACATCCAGCGGAAGGCACGCAGTGAGCGTGGAAATCAGGCTTACGCAGCGCCACACCGTCGATATTTGCAGTATCCGTTCATCGTTAATGGATGAATCGCCCAGGTGACCGTGGGCCGAAACTGGCCCTGTTTGCGAGCCCTGATTTGGGGTGACTAAACGCCCGCCGACAAACCAGGACTGCAGCCTTGCCCACCAGCCGTTGTTGGTTTGCAGGTCAATCGAATATTTAGGTTCTTCCATCACATGCTCAGCGGTCGAAAAATGAAGTCCTCGAAGTCACCACCCTGTTCGGTAACTTCCCCATTAGCAGCACCAACGGACATTGTCATTGCGACCATGCCATCAATACGGCCCGTTGCTTTGGATTTATCGAGTTTGCGGTTGCCGGCAGCATCTTTAACGATCACCGCGTTCCCGGCGCACATGGTTAATACCGGGTGCATGCCGTGCCTTACCCGCCCGTTAAGCATCAGCGATTCAAGGGTGTCCACTGCCGGGCCCATATCCTTGAAGCCCTGGCCGAACTCAACCAGAGGAAGGCTCAGGCCTATGTCATCAGCCTCTTTTCTGAACTGGTCAATGCGCCATCGGTCGAACGCCATTGAGGTAAGATCGAAATCACCGATTATTTCGGCAATATCGGCAACAACGAATGAGTAATCGACGGATGCTCCGGGCGTGGTGCGCAAAAGCCCCTCTCTGGCCCATACGTCATATGGCGCGCGGTCTGTTTTGGACCGTGCCTCCAGCGTTTTTTGAGGAGTCCAGAAGAAGGGGAAAACATCCCAAACACCATCCTCTGCTTCACCAGCGATAACCAGCGCCGTTAAGTCGTTCCTGGCTGACAGGTCCAGCCCCGCGTACCACTTCCTCGGGGTGTTAATCGGCATCTCTCCGCAAAGCTCCCACACGCTGCGGGAGATAAACGGCGATACGGTGGAAACGCGCTGGTTCAGGTTGAGGTTGCGGAATGTGTTCTCGAAGCTCGGCATTCGCGAGGCCATTTCTGCCTGGCGCGCCATGTCTTTTTCGGAACGGAAGGTTCCGAGCGCCGGGTTCGCGGCAAGCCAGGATTCCCGCTTACCGATATCAGCGTCTTTTGGCGCTTCGTAAACGTGGCAGACAATGTGCGGATCTTTCGATTTGACCGCATCATCAATCCAGATGCTTAACAGATCGGCATCGTTCGCCGCCTGAGTGCTTATAACTATCAGCAGCGGATTCTCATGCGCGCCCTGGGCTGTGGTGATCGCATCGATAAAATCATCCTGCGGCCCCCTTACCTGCCCTGTTTCGTCCAGAATCGCCAGAACAGGCGACAGGCCGTGCGTGGTTTTACCCTCAGCAGATAACGCCTTATATTCGACATTACACGGCACCCCGATCAGCTTTTTGCCGCTGGGCGTTATGTGCACTATCTCCTGCAGCTTCGGGTTCAGGTTGACCATCTTCACCGCGAGGTTGAAAACGATGGATGCCTGTTCCCGGCTCAGAGCACCACTGACGATCTGGGTATTCTGTACCGCTTCTGGCCCCACCAGATGCGCTAGCAGGATGCCGGCTATCAGCCCCGTCTTGCCGTTTTTGCGGGCGATGCTCAGTATCGCTTTATCGGTACCGACTGGATTGTCGTAAACCGCCAGGATGAATTCTTTCTGGAACGGGTCAAGCCGCATGGCCTTACCGAGAAGCTTGCCTTCCGGCACAATGCAAAAGCGCTCAATGAACGCTATTACACGCTCACCTCGCGTCATAGTCGTTTATCCGTGTTTGGGAAAGGCGATCAAGTTGTCATCCTGATTCTGATGCTCGGTTTTGGTGCCTCGTGCATCACGATCATTCTGATTACGTTTTTTCTGGTCGCGACTTTCACCATTGGTTGCGTGGGAATGGATCTGGAGGTCACGACGCTGGGCAAGGATGGTGCGCTGCAGTTCAGTAATCTGCTTGCGCAAATCCTTAATTAAAGTTTCATTACGCTCTTCACCACGTATGCGCTCTTCTTTGCGCAAATCCTTGCGTAAGACAGTGATATAGAGCTGATTATTTGCCAGTTCTGTGGCTGCAAGAAGATCGGCGGGCGTCCAACTGTCCAGTGCTTTAGATCGGATATTGTCATGCCAGAAAGGTTCGGCTTTTTTCTCCAGACCTGCATGAACCGGGGGCTGGATGGTGTCCACGGTTGCATTCTGCATGGCACGAACTGCCGCCGCCGAACTGTCGGAACGGGTTCTTTTTTCTGCCATATGTCAACACCTTTAAAACTGAAAAAATCGGGTTAGCGTTAAAATCAAACTTTGGCGGCGGTCATTTGGCGCAAAGAATTTGAAGATTTGATCCCCCCCACCCTTGATGAGAACCATTATCACTTGATATAGTTGCAAATGAAATGATTTCACTTTGTGATGTTTTCCGGGACATCGCATTGCAACTCGGCACCCACCAGACCCATTGCAATTGTCGCCTCGCCATCAGGGTAATCAGTCATGATCTGGCGAATAGCTTTCTCAGCCTGTTTAACCTTTGCCTGGCTTTCTTCTGGCAGTGAGGCTATCAGCCCTTTGAACATCAGGATGGTTTGCTGATCTTGTGTCATTACTTGCTCCAGTGAGAGGCGGGATCAAGCGGGTAGCCGTTGGCATCACAGCCTATTACAACGCCGCTCTTCTCCATTCTCTGTTTAGTTGAATCATGATGTGCTTTGCACAATGGCTGCCAGTTCTCTTTGCTCCAGAACAGTAGTTGTGCTTTCGAGATAGCCAGCGGATTGCCAGAATTAAGCGCATCTTTGAGTTTATGGGGTTCGATATGGTCAACCACTGTTGCTGGTGTTATGCGCCCCTGCTGCTCACACATCACACATAGCGGATGCTGCTGCAGGAAACGCAGGCGGGCTTTATCCCAGCGGCTGCCATACACACGCGGTTCACCCTTCATGCAATCCTCCAGGCTCTTCGGCGCTCAGTGCGCATGATGCCATCAGGGTGACGCTCTACCGGTTCCCCATCATCGTGATCCACCAGCGACCAGCAGGGATAGACTACCGGGCCATCGTATGCGCTGCCCACGGCGTAATCAGCTGCTGCACTGTTATCCCAGCAGGTCAGCACATCAGCCAGCTTTGCAACCGGGACGCTGTAACAGACACCGTGAATCAGCTGAGGCAGGGTGATGAAGTCGTCTCGCGTCTTATCAGCAGCTATCAGACGTTCAGCTATCGTCGCCTGATATTGAGGCGGGCGGCCAGTGCCGAGATAAAAGCTGATGAGATCGTCAGGCTTATCATTGAGCCAGGCACTGACCTTCTCTATGAATCCAGGGACAGGGCGCGCATCATCCTCAACGATGACAACTCTACATTTCTGGCTGGCAGCCCAGTCCAGTGCGCGGCGGTGATTCCAGTTCGCACCATGCTGGCCTTCATCCATGAAGAGTTGAGCATTCAGCTCATTGACCAGCATAATGGCCTGAGCAAAACGTGAGTGATGTCCCACCACTGCAAACTTCACTTGTGTTTCCACCATGCAGCCTCCTTACCAATGCCATCCGTTTTGAATATGGTGTGCACTTTAGGGCCAGTAACGACACGTTCACCGAATGACTTTGCAGCCATACCGAACGCGCCCATGTCCACCAGCGTGGCGGGTGCAGCCTCCATCTTCCAGAAGCGGTGGCTTTCAATCAGATAGTGCTGACGGATGATCCGGTGAGCAAACTCCATTACGTCTTCACGACTGCCACCAAGCAGACCTGCATTTAGCAGTGGTTCATTACGGTGCTTTTCGAGGAACTCGCCGTAGGCTTTGCCGTGGTGATTGCCCTTCATCCATTCATCGGCATACGTTTTGTGCTCAGAGCCAACGTAAATTTTACCTGGCTCCATTTCTGCCCAGGGCTCGCTCAACATCTCGACATCGGTACCGTCCGTACACCAGACAAGGTGGTACTCAGGGTGTGCCCGAAGAAATTGATAGATGTGAAGCCAGCGAGCAAAGTAAGGGGTCATATCCATCGGCGGGACTTCAAACAGGTCGGCACCGGTTGGAGGCTCTTTCAACTCGTCAGCCAGGACAATCGGCAGCGCACCTGATATTGACTCTGACCATGACTGCAGAGCCTGCGGGTCGGGTTTCATCTTTCCGGTACGCTGTGGGTCTGGCTGGCTCGTGAGCAGAGTCGTGATCACAAGGTTCGGATTTGTAGCGTATGATGCGAATCCGGTATAACCGCTATCCCTTCTCGCGTTGAAGATACCAACGTTTCGTTTTACCAGTGCCTCACGGTCAGGCCGTGGTATGGAGCGTGTACCCTCTTCATGCTCATCCATCGAATGAATCAGTTTTTCAGAGCCAGCCACATCAGCGAATGCCCATGTCGATAACCCGGCGTTATGAATGCGAAGTGCTAGATCTGGATGCTCATACATGCCGCGCCCGTAAATGGGGTCGAAACCGCCGACACGCTCAATTGCGCTGCGATGATAGTAGAGCATCACGCCACGCTGCCCGGTGTAGGCCACATGCCGCTCATCACGATACAGAACCGAAATATCGTTCAGCTTGCGGGTACCCGCCAGATCGAGAAACTGATAAGCAAGGTGGGGCTCAGGTGATCCGATGTATGGCAGGTGCCAGTTATCGGCAATAGGCCAGGCATCATCATCGAACAGAAACAGGTGCTCGCACCCGGCATCCACCAGCGCTGAAAGGCTGGCGTTCTTGGCGGCGACAATACCCTGAGAAACCTCAAGGCGCCGGAGCTGCACACCGTCAGGAACCACTGCCGCTGGTTGAGACCCATCATCAATAACCACCACCAGCGCCCCAGCGGGAAGATGTTTCAAGTGCTGCTCAATGGCACGAGAAAGCACCTCTGGTCGATTGTGGGTGCTGATAGCAATTCCGATTATTGCTGATGAAATGCAGGCAGGAACATACGAGACACCATCAATTGTGACCTGCATAACAACTCCATTCGATGAGTGGTCAATAGAATTGAACGTGTTATAGATAGAAAAAAACCCCTGTATAAGGGGTTTTTTTAAGGATTACATTATTTTTTGCTGGGCTATTTTAAACTGCAATTCAAGATTTCTAATTGTGATACCGAGCTCAGTTACTTTGTTTTCGCTGTACGAATCAGAGTTAACCCAATAATCTGATTTAAACTCACAAAGTTGCGCCAAGTCAGGATAAATCTTGCAAAACAATGAACCAACTCGCCGCCATTCTTGTGCAAGCATCGCTTCCTGCTGGTGATCCCTTTTGTTCTGCTTGGGGTAATCCCTTAGGTAAATCTTGTTCTTCACTAAAAGATCGGAAAGCGCCTGTATCTTTTGAATTGCGTCTTTTTGCTTCGACTCGCTCCATGTCATATAACAGTCAAATAGACCCGTTAATACACTGCGGATGTACTCATCCATAACATAGCCATATGTTGATAAACGAGCTGATAAAATATCACATGCACTAAATGCATGCCTGCAAAATTGAATATTTACACGTAAATCGGACCATAAATTCCCGTATTTATAATTGCATTCCAGATAGTTTTCATTGCCTGTCCGGTCTCCTGATTAACAAAAAGGGATGACCTTGCGCCATGAGGCCGCCCTAAAAAATATGAGCGCATAGTTTCCCAGGTCTCGGCAACTTGAGCATCTCTCCATTGCGGTATTTCTCTTTCCAACATATAGCCTATTGCGCGAGATTTTTTGAATGTTCCATCATTATTGAAATCTCCATCCAAATCACAATATACGACAACCGAAGTGGCATTCTCATTATAAAGTTTTACATCGAGCACTTTAGCAAAAATAGGAGCATTTGCTTTAAGACTTAATTTTTTGACTGAAGAAAGAATTTCTTCTCCTCCATCGTAGGGGCAAGTCACAAAGCCTTTAACGAAATAAACGGTGTGATCTAAGCCGTAATAACCGTTTTCCCTGCAGGGAGTAGTTATCGGGCTTTTTGATTCAATATTGTTTGAAACCAACGGGTGCCAAGTTGGGTATGAATTTACGATTGGACCTAGTTCGTCGACTAAATCAAGAATTTTTTCTTTGGCTATTTGCCTTGTACTGATATCGCTACTCCTGGGAATTAGCTTGTTCAAAGCATTCTCTAAAGATTTTTGTGCTTCTTCATCTGCGCGAAACGCCATAGTGATTTCTCCAGTTTGGTTTCGCACATAATCCACGCATTACGCACAAAAATCAATAGTCGTGCGTAAAATTGCATTCATGTTTTAAATTTTTTACTCATACATTGTTGCTGAACATAAGTCTGCAGGCCCGTCAGTTGTTTGGTGACGGTTTCGATTCGCTCTCTGAGGGTGAAATAATCCCGTTCAGCGGCGTCAGTAAGTCGGGGGCTGGTTGCATCATCCATGCTGGTGGTGCTGGCCGTTCCGCTCGCTGGACATCTGGCGCTGATTTGCAGCCGACGCTTGCCATTAGCAACATCACGTTCAAGCTGATCAATATTGGCTTTCGCATCTGCCAGTTCTCCGGTGTATTTGGCATCCAGCGCGGCGACGTCGCGCTGCCGCACCTTCATGTCGTCGATGGTATCGTTCGCCAGTGTCAGTGCACTGGTGGCTTTATCGCGCTGGTCTTTGTAGGTTATGGCGTTGTCACGATAGTGACTAATCGCCCACCCCATAGCGCTGATGACCATGATGATTACCGCGCAGGTAATTTCAGTAGCTCGGCTCACTGGTCTATCCCCCAGCACGCTAGTGCACTTTCCTGGTCCCGCCGTTCGACCTGACCGTAACAGCCGTTAGCCTGGCCTTTCGTCAGGCGGCAGTCGCGGCCACCGTCTTTAATCCACCAGCGAATAGCCTCGCAAGCACCTTTACGGTCGCCAGAATTGAGGCGGGAATAGAACGTAGACGGCAGGCATTTGCCGGGGCCGAGGTTGTAGGGGCAAAAAGAAGCGATGCCAACTTTCTGCGGCTCGGTCAGGGGAACGCGGATGTTTTTCCGAACCCACGCAAGTGCCTTGTCACGCTCAACTGCGTTAACTCTTTTGCACTGTTCTTTAGTGGCCCGCTGCCCTTTAACAACGCGCTTACCATCAATGACCGTTACGCCATGGCACAATGACCAGACACCGCCAGGGTCAACGACAGCCACCAGCGCATTGCCTTCTTTCTCACCGATGAACTGATCGAACAGTACCGGCGCAGAAGCACCTGCAGCGATGAGGGCCAGCATAGCCGCACTTAGTTTTGCACGTGTGGATGCCATAAATTACTCCTGCTGCTGGGGCTGCAATACGGTTTCGATATCGTCCAGAACCTGAGCGGCCTGTTTAATCTCCGATACGTCTCCACGGGCATATGCCGTTTTAAGAATTTCAGTGCGTTTGCGCTCTTCTTCGGTGCGCTGGCGGGATTCTTCAATTTGTGCCTGGTTGCGCCTGTTATTGGATCGATAAGTCAGCCAGGTAAACAGTGCAGTCACTACAGCACCCAGGGCAAACAGCACATCCTGTAATGTCAGCATGGTCAAAAACCCCGTGATACCCGACCAGACATACGGCCAGAAGCCGTTGCTTGTATTCATACGTAACATGCTCCACCTCCACCTTTGGGAAGTGCCGTGTGTGTTTAAAATGAGGGAAAAGTAAAAAGCACTCTGACAAAGGCACCCTGAGATGCCTTTTGCACAATGTTATTTTTGAGATTTAATAAGAGGCCATAACAACACAATCACACCAGCCACCAGCACGCCGTCTGCCAGGATAGACATCACTTTCCCGGTGAAGTCGATAGCCACCACAAGGAACAACAGAACAGCAGCGGCTACCCAGCGCAGTTTTCCGATCATAAATACTGATCCAGTGGCAACTGAAGAGCTTGGGCAATTTTCTTCAGCTGTTTCTCTTCTTCCTCACCGATTCCATCGTTATCAGCCACATCCAGGCAAAGGCAAAGCACATCCACGGCATCTGATGTTGCAGCCACATCTGCCAGCTCACGAAGTGCCTGGGCATTCGCAGAACGCGGAGACGCTTCATAGCGTGCACGGATGTTGCTGCTCATCTGAGCAATTTCACCCGAGAAGGGGGCAAACGCAGGCAGTGCGGAGATCGTTTTTTCAAGTACGGCAATTTCTTTCGCATCGCAGGTGCCATCGGCGTAAGCAATGGAGTAAGCCCCCCATACCGTCGCCTCGACAGCATCACGATTTTCCATTTTTTTTACTTCAACAACGGCCTTACGAGCTTTCTTTTTGAAGATACCAAACATAGTGACTTTCCTTTTAGCGGGTGAGCCAGCGCTCAGGAATGATCAGCCCATGGAGATAGTCACACTGACTATTCCTATGGCTCACCCCTGAAAGGCTCCATGGTTTTGATGCGTCGAGCGTGACGCGGTTTGGCTTCGGTCGCCGGAGCATTCACGACAAGGCCAGTTGAGGGAACGGACCAGCGACCAAAGAAGGTGGCTCTGGCGCTGATTGCAGCAGCGCCCCGGATGGATTAGGGAATGAGCCTGTCACCCGGTGAGCCAGATATGAGAAAGGCTCGCCGGAGCGAGCCTGATAAGTAGTTGGCGCTTTATGGCAGCCTCTAAGCCTGTCTGATATTGTTAATTTGCTAAAAAAATAATCAAGACAAGGACTTTTACGTGGACAAATTTGATCGGAATATACAGCGACAAATACTGCAGACACTTTATGAAGCCTACCCAGAGGAACTCTCTGAAGAAGAAACTGAAGCCCTTTTAGAGCATTTCCCTGATGTAAAAACATCAACAGCGAATCTTCTTTACCTTGAACAACATGGCTTAATTAAAAGTGGGCTTTATGATGTTGGAGGCGGTTATGTTTTAACCGATGTTCCTTCGATAACGCATAAAGGAATAGACTTCATCAGGGATGACGGCGGTCTGGGGGCAATACTAAATGTGCAGACGGTACGGTTCCACGACAGCACAATCGTAGCCCTGGAAGATATTATTCGGATCGCCAATCTCCCAGAGGAGAAGAAATCAGGCCTGATTTCAAAACTTCGTGAGCTTCCGGCAGATGCCATAAAACATTTGACCCTTCAATTACTGACGAAGGGGGTTCTGAGTCTACCGGCAGCACTTCCGCTAATTGAAAAAGCCCTCCGGTAGTACTGAACTCATCATCGGGGCGGATCATAGTGAATCGCCCCCAGCCAACCACTGGGCTAAGTTTTACCCAAAAGTCAGTTTGCTGTTCACAGGCAAGGAGGAAGCCTTTGGGGTGGAAGTGGCATACATAGATTTTCATTGTCTGCCTCCAGAAAAACAAAAAACCCGCCAAGTGGCAGGGTTTAGATGGTAAGCGCTGTGTCGAAGTGACCACTCTTAACAGGTTACGATACTTTTTGCGTACGCGTTAGTTTTTTGGTTTTATATAACTCTCTACACACTACTTATGCTTTCAAAGAGAAATAATTAGAATGCGAATCAAAGGTAATGGATTTTCAATCAGCACGACCAATCCTCACATTAATTTATTGGAAGTTATTAGAAACTTCACGACCTCTAACACTCAAATAATCCATCGCACCGATTATTCAAGAAGGATTATGATTAATGAGGAGCAGGATTATTTTACAGGATTGGTACTTACATTCAAAAATCAAAGAAAAAACTGCTTGTCAAAGATCGAGGATGGTAAATTCGCTATAAAAGTCGAAGATCTTCAAGGTGAAGATAAGCTGGTCAACTTTAATTTCTTTTGTATCAATAAATCTTCTTTAAAAGGTTTGTATTTGTATTACCGAGGCTCATGCTCGCTTAATAATTTATTTAGCAGACTTCAATCCCAATCAAACAGATTTATACGAAGGACTATTAGTGCAGAGAAAAAGGCTCTTGGAAGAAATGCTACAGAAGTTCAGAAGGAAGCTATTGATACAAAATACATTGATAGGGTGAATTACAATATACTTGTTGACAGAAATGATATTGTCACTACGCTTTCTGCTTTCAGTTCAATAAAATGTGCTGGATTCCGCTTTGACACTATTGATTTCACTTCTCCTGAATTAAGAGGAGTTGAACAGTTTACAAGAAATACTGAGGTCACCTTTAATATCGATGAAAATGATAGAACTAACGTTCGACCAATTGCAGATCATATAAGCCAGTTATTTAGAAATATTCAACATATTACTAAAGGGCGTATTGAAGCTATAGATCATGCCGGAAATGAAAGAATAGTTGATTTAATAAATTCACCATCATATTTTATTGAATATGAATTTGATGATATGGCTGAGCATGTTAACGGGCTAACAGATGATAATTTTGCAACAAATCCAATTATTGTTATAATTAAGTCAGAAATGGAAACCGGAGCAAAAAACCATGAATTTAGCTGAACGCTTTACATCTACTTCGTTTAAGAACCAGCTTTTATGGCTGGTTCTCTGTTCAGTTTTCATTTCATTATTAATATTTTTTATTTTGAAAAAGTTTGCTACATTCGAAAGTGGTTTTTATGATTTCTATGCAAAAAGTTTACGTGGGTACTTTTTTTCTGGTTTTATATCTGTAGGGTCATTTTTACTGTCTTTGCATACTTTTGTTATTGTTAATCTTAAGGATAAACTTTTTTCTTCAGAGCATTACCGTAAAAGATATGCGCTTTCAAGGCGAATAAAAACTGATGATATTGTTGAAAAAGAGATTCTAAAACCACTAGATAGACTATCATGCTTTATCAATATTTCAATTTGGTTATCGATTAGTACAGCAATTGCTCAGTTCACGCTAGGGTTAGTGCCATATGGCTTTATATCCATTGTTTGCATATGGCTAGGCTTGCTTACGGTTCTGTTCATGCTTAATTCTCTAATTTTGATTAGAATAAACATTAAAGATATGCTCCATCAAAACTGATGGAGCGTCAGATTAATTAATCATAGACATGACGCCAGCAATGAACCCGAGCGCGTTCTGAATTTCATTTCTTATTTTCCCATCAGAACACTTCCTTTTCCTAGCAATAGTGCGTAAAGAAATACCTAGAATAAAGTGTGCAATAATAATCTCATACTCTTCTGGCTTATATTTCCGCAAACGTGCTACGCACCCATCAATCAAGATGCCCTTATCGTCATCACACTGAAGCCGTGATTTTTTGCCGTGTGGCAGGAGGCCTTTGAAACCGGCTGCAATCGGCTGCCAGTCAACCCCGCTACCGTCAGCAGCGGCCCACGCTCCCCACAGATCCAATTCTTCGTACATATCACGATTCATGCAGCCACCTTTTCTTTTTTGATGAAAACCAGTTCACGTACCTGATCGCCATTGCGAATCATGTCGTTGAAGTCGCCGCGGTCGGGCCAGCGAACGCTGATTTTTTCGATGTCGTTTTTTGCATTGAGGTTTGCCCAGGCGCAGGCGAACGCAGCTGCGTGGCCCGTTGCACTATGGGGATCCATGTCTGCAAAAATAATGAGGTGCTTCACACCAGCAGGAGCGCGAAACTTCTTCATAAACCCGCTGGTCATCGTCGCCCAAGTGTTCACGCCATACAGCTGGTGGCAGGAAAGCCCCGTCTCAATACCTTCAGCAATACCCAGGGTGGTGGAAACCGGGAACATGCGGATTGCGACAGATTTAGCGTGCTCAAGATAATTTTCTTCCTGCAGAGATTTCTGGCGCTTGGCGCTTTCTCCCAGTGGCGCTTTCTTATCACCCTCCAGGAGGGTTCGATGCAGGTAACAGAGCTCGCCCTTATCGTCGGTGGCAAGTGACCAGATGGCTTGATATACACGGCCCTGATGGCGCTGCTTGTCGCAATAACGGATTGCCTCGACAGGTAATCGGTTAATGCCACGCTGGCGCAAATACGCTTCGGCGTTCGTCCCTCTAAGGGGGAGCAGCTTCGCAAAAGTGTTGATTGTGCGTTGGCGCAGCTTGGGGGCGCTGCTGCTGGCCGGGATCCTCTCCTTCTTGAAGGTATTCCCGATAAGCTCATCCACTTCGGCGCTGATGGCAGTGAAGCCCTTCCCCTGCGTTTTCAACAGCAGGTCCATACCTGCCCCGCTGCCGCAGACACAAATCCATGTCCCGGCCCCGTCGCGGTCGTCAGCGCGGTATTTTCCCCGGGCGCCGCACACCGGACATTCACCCTTGAAATGGTTTTTCCCGGTAATGGGTGGCAGGCCATAATGTTCGAAGATCTGTCCCCAGTGGCCTTTTGCCGCTTCTGCTGTCTTCATGCTCTTTTCCTTTCGAGGTCTTCCCTGATTTGCTTAACCTGAGCCAGGGCAAATTGCTGCCTGCTCTCTGAATCAATTGGTTGCTGTGCCTCGGCTTTCTTCTGCTGGCCTTTGGCAAATGCGATGCGTTTGTGGGTAATGAAGTTGTTCACCTCCGGGGTGATCTCCATCGGGTAATTGCTAAGGTCATTCGGCCATTCACCGAATCTGTCGTGGAAAGTGTGCGAGCACCAACCGTCACTAACCGGTTTGCCCGTTACTGCGCGATGGCGCTGGTAGAACTTGATCTGACTCCACCAGGCCTGTTTTTCTGCTTTGGTGTAAATTCGCTTGCCGCCCTTCAATTTAAAAAGTTTGCGGTTCGAATCGGTTTCCACATCTTCCCCGGCCAGCGGTTTGTAATCGCATTTAGGGCAGACATAGACGCCTGCAGGTTTCATGAATCGACATTGGGGGCACTCTTTCGGGAGCTTCTCGCGGCGTTCTTCCGCTTCACGCGCAGCAGCTTCTTTCATGCCGTCGCTGCTGTCGGGCAAATGGTTGTATTCGATGCTGTCAGGGAAGCCGAGACGGTGCACAGTTCCGCTATGGTCGAAGATGAGGCACGATTCTTTTCCCGGAGCTTTGCGCAGACCACGGCCCAGCGCCTGCAACCAGCGGATTTCGCTTTTTGTTGGGCGGGCATAAATGATGCATCGCACGTCGCTGTCGAAGCCGGCCACCAGAACGCCAACGCTCACGATCACTTTCGTTGCGCCAGTTTCGAAACGGTGAATGATTACCTGCCGTTCTTCATGTGGTGTATCAGCGGTCATCACTTCGGCATTGATCCCGCACTTGTTGAACTGGATGGTCACAAAGTTTGCGTGTGCAACATTGACGCAGAACGCCACAGTAGGCAGGTCGTTGCCGTGACGCAGCCAGTTATCAACGATGTCGCCCACCAGGTCAGAACCGCACATGATTTCCGCCAGCTGCTCTTCGTTGTAGTCGCTACCGTATTCCGCTGATGTTTTGGTTTTGACGCCCGTCAGATCCGGTTTGGTCGGCGCGAAAAACTCATACTTGCTTAGGTCGCCACGCTGGATTAATTCGCCAATGGTGGTTGGCTTAATCAGCTGCTGATAGAACTTGCCCAGGAAAGGAGCAAACGGGGTACCAGAAAGACCAATGACCTTTACCCGCCCACCAGCTACTAGTTCTTGAATAAACTCAAGGATCCGCTTGCGGCGCAGGTGCGCTTCATCAATCACCAACAGGTCGATGTTGTCAGGGAATTCACGTCTGATCAGCGTATCTGCACTGGCAATCTGGATTTTGAGTGAAGGGTCATACCGTGGATGATCACGCCAGATATAACTGATTTCTTCGCCCGGCAGGCCGTACTCCGTAAAACGCTGCGCCGTCTGATCCAGTAAAATTGTGTATGGTGCGACGAATAGAACACGCATACCCCGGCTGATGAAACCATCAGTAATAAAAGCCGCCAGCCCTGTTTTGCCGCTTCCGGTTGGGGCGTACACCATGAACGATGCATATGCCTTCCAGTCCCGGCGAAGCATTTGAAGCCCTCGTTCCTGTGCAAAATTTGGTGTGATCGTCAGCATTGAACCGCCCTCAACTGAATTGCCATTACTGGCTGCTTTTCCAGGAAAAACCCTTTTCCGTTCGTTGATGGAAATTCGACCACCAGCAATTTTTTAAAACCTCACTGCAAAGACAGTGATGTTCTGTAAGAGGATCACCCTCTTGGAAAAGGCGCTTTGCCTGCCCTAACTCCCATCTCCCCCCTTACCCCCCTCTTCCCTCTTCCCCATCCGTGGATAGTTTTTGTCCACTTGATGGAGGGTCGAAAAGGTCAGCTTCTGCCGACTAAAGGGGGTAAGTCCGTATAACCTTGAAGCGGCCTTGCTAGCGTTCGGACAAACTGTCTTAAGCGGGTGTTTGCTTCGTGCCTGGCCCTGTTTTCTCTCTTGAACGAAACGGGCTCGGCGTCGTACGTTTCCTGGTAAACCTCTGCGTAACGCAGCATTGCTTTTTGCCTGGTTGCTGGTGTCAGCTCTTGCAGTTGCTCGTGAATCCAGTCCGCGTCAGCGGCGCTGTAAACAGATGGCAAAAAAATTGGTTTAACTTGCATGGTGTGAAGTTTTTAATTCCGGCCAAATTCGATCCCAGTTTTCTGGATTGAGCTTTTGCCTGCTGACTACGCCACCACTATTGATTTCGATTTGCACGCAAATCTCTGGGCCGATTACCGAGTTAGTACTCATGACTTTTCGCAAATAATTCAGCGTGGTACCGCAACTAGTTGCGAAATCTCGTTTTTCCTTCGGTGTCAGGCCTGCCATGTACTGTTTCAAAATTTCCATGTTGTGCCTCTGGATAAAAATACAGGATTGATATTACCCAGGGGTAACAGGATAATCAATACCCAAAGGTAATTTACCAACAGGTAACAACTGGTAGAATGATGATATGGACAAATACGAAAAACGTCGTTTACGACTCATCCAGTTGCGGGATGACTACTGCAATGGCAACGCGTCAGAACTTGCTCGTCGCATTGATCGAGAGCCTTCTTACGTAATTCGCATGCTCTGGCCAGAAGACAAGGCGGGAAGAAAACGAATCGCCGATGGTATGATTGAACTGATTGAAAAGTCTTTCGATTTACCGCGTGGCTGGATGGATGGGATCATCAACGAACCGTCGAACGTAGCTCTTACAAAACCACCGAGACCCGGAAAATCTTTCCCAGTAATCTCGTGGGTTAGCGCCGGGGCGTGGAGTGAAGCATTAGAGCCATATTCAATCAACGACATCGAAGAGTGGTGTGAATCTGACGCGCACGTTGAAGGCGATGGTTTCTGGCTAAGAATCAAAGGCGATTCCATGACAGCCCCCACCGGAATGAGCATTCCCGAGGGGATGATGGTTCTGTTTGATACTGGACGTGAAGCAGTTCACGGTAGTCTAGTACTTGCAAAACTCACCGATGCTAACGAAGCTACTTTCAAAAAGTTAGTTTTCGATGGAGGTGATCATTTCCTTAAGCCCCTTAATCCCGCCTACCCACTCATACCTATCAATGGCAACTGCCGCATCATAGGTGTGGCAGTTGAAGCTAGATTGAAGATTATTTAACCAACAGAACCCGCTTCGGCGGGTTTTTTTATACCTCAGATAATATTTAAACCATTCATATTCAATACCTTGAGGTACTAGGTAATATTTTTATTACCTGTAGGTATTGACGATATTCATTACCTACAGGTAACATAAACTCATCAGCTAAAAACGGAGCTAATGAGATGAGAAATTCAAATATTGACCCCACCTCCTCAATTCATGAAAAGCTTAAAAGCAACAATCGCAATTGCTGGGCTTATTGGTTCGCTACCACGAGCGAAGATAATGCCAATTATCTTTTCAAGACAAAATTCACTGGTGGGGTCGAGCATGCTGTTTATGAAAGAATTGACGATGGGTTTGTTATCGTTGATTTTTTTACATCTTATGAAACAGCATCAAAAGAGGCTAAAGAAATAATCGACAAATGCCCAGACATTAAATCTTCATGGTCAAATAAATGTCAGGAGTCGCGACATGGAAAGTGAAAATGTACCAACAACAATGAGTGAAGTTAGTGACTTCTTAATGGATATTGCTGCCGATGTTATTTGCTGTAATGAATCTGTATGGGTGGTTTTAGAAAGAATCGTCGACCAAGAACATATTAGAGAACATGCTGCATTAACTCTCGTAGCAAAGACATTAAAAGAAATAACCGAGCGATTAAATAAGTTTGAAGAAATAGAATTAAGAAAGTAATAACAAAAATGATTTAAACATCAGCTTAATCGCTGCGGGCTAACTCAACCTAAAAAAGGTGATTATGAAGATTTTAGTGAGAGACATGGCCGCGCTGAGGACTGCCACCCTCTTGGCTAGTTGCGGTGAAGGTTACTGGCACCTTGCTGTTTTATACCTGAAAAAAGCGTACGGGAGGCAAAAATGAAGGAAGAAGAATTAAAAAAACTGACAGACGCACAAGATAAAGCAGATCAACTTTGCTGCCTGTTAAAAGTATCAATGCTTCAATCTGAGGAATTAGAACCTTGTGAGGTGAAGGCGCTTTTTACTATGGCTTTTGGTTTGTCTGTTGATGTTGGTTTTTATCTGACAGGTAAATAAAGGTGATTAACAATGAATAACACAACTGCGACTTCCAAAGCGGAATCGATTGAACGACAGGATATTCAAGAGGTAAATTATATCGCTGGAAACTTAATTTATCTTCTTCAAACGATTTTCGAACATCACGAAAAACTCGATAAATTTCAGCTTCCCGCCTTAATTGGTATGGCATATGACCTTTCAGCACGTATCCATTCCTGGACAGATGAGGAAGAAAGAATAGTGCTCAAACTTGAGGAAAGGGAGCGACTCAATGGCTAACCCACTTTTAACTTATCGCCGGAGAATTGTTTTAGCTGCTTTAAGGCGTCATAAATCGAAGACAGCGAGTGACTGTTTAATAATTAAAACAAAAAACAACAAAATGAAAACCATCCAACTAACAGAGGATTTGTTAGATGGTTTGCTGGCTCGTTTCGAATTGAAAGCCCTCGGTGAATATGGTGCGACCGAAGGAATAAAGATGATGAAGGATGTTTATTACCGCGCAATTGACGTGAACGGCAACGGTGAATATCTGACAGAGCAGGGAAAAATGATTGTTGATGAGCTGATTGGAGAGCTCACCGACTTTGCCAAAGAAATGCTAATTGGGGGGTCCAGCGATGCCGAGTAAAGCGGATTTAATGAGCCTGGCAGCGTCACGCTGCGTTGTGCCGGTAGACCTGAGCATTAAACCGGGTTTTACCGGCCGGGTGGTGGTTCATCTGAAGGATGGACGTCAGATCTGCAATTACCGTCTTAACGAGGATGACCACATCACCACATTTCGCGGATTCATCGAGCTGCTTACCGCAGCTGGCTGGAAGATCAAACCACCAGCAGGAGAGGCGCTATGACCATTACTGCATTACGTGTACCTGAATGGGTACATGAACAAGCTGTTATTACCGTTCGTCGGTACCGTCAGCGCCGCATCCAGGCAACACGCATTAAGTGTGGAAACATCAGCCTCAAAGTGAACCGTCGCTGGCGGCTACTTTCCCGTGACGGCGGTAGGAACTGGATTGTCATGAGCCATGAAACATATAACGGAGCGAAGGACAGAAAATGAAAAAGACTATCGATAAAACTCAGGGTATCAGCGCAGCATTCTCCCCGCGTAAGGAAACAGTTTTTGTAATTTCACGCCACGGTCGCCGTCGACGGTATCTCAGTCGCAGTTCAGCGCTGAACAACCTCATTCACGTGATGGTCCAGTTCGTTTTCGACAAGAACGGCATTGATACGCACCAGGGCGGGTATGAACGCAAGCGCGAAGATGATGGCGTGATCGAGTTTAGCCACGGCGAACTGACTGAGCGGTACTGGAATGCTCATCATCGCACGTGGCGTCGGGTGATGAAGTTACTGGGCCACCAGCGTGCGATTGAAAAATGGAATCAGCGTTATGATGCCTGGGCAAGCCAACATGACGAACTGATGAAACAGAAACCTTATTGAGGCGGGAATATGAGTCTTAATATCGATACTGTGCCTATCACAAAGTACTGCCAGGAGGTCGGAGAAACGCTGGATGCCGTTAACAAACGGTTACAGCGTGGTGTGTGGCAAGAAGGCGTTCATGTCTTAAAAGTCGATGGTTCCAAAGAACGTTGGATCGACTTAGCAGAGGTTGCAAAATGGGCACGCAAAAACAAGGATCCCTATCTCTCCCAAGGGGAATAAGAATCCGCGAAAATAAAACTGGCAGCACCATCATTATTACATTCACATATAAAGGGATTCTTTGCCGGGAGTCCCTTTCCCGAATGGAACCAAACGCACGTAATATAAAATACGCCGAGCGGCTACTCGGCGAAATTCAAAACAAAATAAGCAACAATGATTTTTCGTATCTTCATTATTTCCCTGAATCAAAAAAAGCAAAAATGTTCGGGGCTGTAAATAACACTAAAACCATAAAAGACTATCTCGATGAATATATCACAATCTGCGAGAATCGCGCCCTTTCTCCTTCCACAATTGGAGGCTACAAAAAGTGCCGAAGTGCGCTGAAGCTGTTGCACAATCTACACGCTAAGGAGCTGACCCCGGCCACACTGAAAAACTGGATCAGCGCCAAAAATTCCACGCTGAAAACCATCAGGAACAACCTCTCTTTTCTGCGCAGCGCACTGGATGAGGCAGTTACCGATGGGCTGATGGACATTAACCCAGTCAGTCAGGTGAGCGCGGCCCGATACCACTCAGGCAAGGCCAGTTATGATGATGATTATGAGGTTGATCCGTTTGCGCCGTATGAAGCCCAGGCCATCTATGATGGGTGCGGTAATAAACAATGGGAAAACCTCTTCAGGTTCGCGTTTCATACGGGTATGCGCAGCTCTGAACTTTGCGCTCTGCGCTGGGCTGATATCGACTTCCCTGGGAACATGGTTCACGTCCAGAACGCCAGTGTAGTGGGCGTGATGAAGGGAACCAAAACGAAGGCCGGCAAGCGGAAAATCGAGCTGGACGCGGAAGCTATGCGTGCACTTTCAGAGCAGAAAGCGTTTACCTTCCTGCGCAGCGATTTCGTCTTTGAGGATCCGAAAACGTCGAAGCCCTGGGCAGGCGCGGACGCCATCCGAAAAAAAGCGTGGGTGCCGACACTCAAGAAAGCAGGTGTGCGCTACCGCAACCCCTATCAGACACGTCACACGTTCGCCACGCGGCACATTAGCGCAGGGGTTAACCTTTTCTGGCTTTGCGGTCAGATGGGCCATAAAGGGCCTGAAATGCTGTTCAGGAATTACGGATCTTACCTCGCAGATTACGACGGAAATACCAGCCGCCAACCGGTAAAAACCACTCGTTAATTAGACGGAAAGCAAAGCATCAAGGGGAAATAATAAGCGAAGGAATAAGACAGAGAATAGACAGGGGATAGATATCAATATGCACTTAATATGCACATTGAAGTTTTCAGGAGGGGTAGAAAATAGATTAATCAAGAGGTTAATGTATTTTGTAACGCGGGTTCAACTCCCGCCAGCCCACCAAAATTCTTGGTTGATGGTCACCAGAGCCAGTCAACGAAGTCCTGAAAGCCCGCATGGCGCAAGCCCTGCGGGCTTTTTTGTGTCTGTAATCTTCAGACTCGATTTACCTGTATCCAAAGATAATTAATACACGTTTAGGTACACGCTATACTTGTGGTCCATTAAACGTGTACCAGTTGCGGAAGGGATCCAGACATGGCGCGCATCACACGCCCCCTCACTAACAACGAAATTCTTAAAGCAAAACCCGGCGAAAAAGTCTTCACCCTTCATTACGGTGATGGCCAGTTCTTACTCGTCCAAACCTCTGGTAAAAAAACTCTGGCGCTTCCGCTATCAACGTCCGGCAACAAAGCAGCGGACAATGATGGGGCTTGGTGCCTTCCCCGCCCTATTGCTTGCTGATGCCCGAGGGTTAAGAGCGGATTATCTTTCCTTATTAGCTAATGGCATCGACCCCCAAGTTCAGGCCGAAGTTGTTGAAGAACAGCAACAGATAGCCCTAGACAGTATTTTTTCTACTGTTGCGGCAAACTGGTTCCAGCTCAAAAGTAAAAACGTTACCCCTGATTACGCAAAAGACATTTGGCGCTCACTGGAAAAAGATGTATTCCCTGCCGTTGGTGAGATCCCCGTTCAGCAAATCAAAGCCCGAACAATGGTCGAATCACTTGAGCCCATCAAAGCTCGTGGGGCGGTTGAGACTGTTCGTCGACTGGTACAGCGCATTAACGAGATAATGATTTATGCCGTAAACACTGGTCTGATTGATGCCAATCCAGCATCAGGTGTTGGGATGTCCTTCGAGAAACCCCAAAAAAAAACATGCCGACGCTGCGGCCAGAAGAATTGCCGAAGCTGATGCGTTCTTTATTTATGTCGGATCTGTCTGTCCCGACTCGATGTCTCATTGAATGGCAACTCCTGACGCTTGTGCGCCCTTCTGAAGCCTCCGGTGCTCGTTGGGCAGAGATCGATCTCAATGCAAAGCTCTGGACTATTCCAGCCGAACGAATGAAAGCTAAGCGGGAACACATTGTTCCTTTATCCGTTCAGGCGTTAGATATTCTAGAGGTGATGAAACTTATTAGTGCGCATCGAGAACATTTTTTTCCTAGCAGGAATGCTCCAAAGCAACCAATGAATAGTCAGACGGCTAATGCTGCTTTAAAACGCCTCGGTTATGGTGGTAAGTTAGTTGCGCACGGATTACGTTCGATAGCTAGCACAGCGATGAATGAATCTGGATTCAATCCGGACGTCATCGAAGCAGCACTTGCTCATAGCGATAAAAATGAAGTTCGGAGAGCATATAATCGAACAACCTATTTAGAACAAAGAAAAGAACTTATGAATTGGTGGGGTAGTTTCATTTCTAATAATAAGTAAGGGCATTTTATGAGTACTAGAGAATTTCCATGCAAAGCATCAAATATTTATGATAAAAACATAAATTTCTTGTTTGGCTCAGGAGCTTCAGCATCATATATCCCAACTCTTTGGCTGGCTGAAAACACGACATACGAGACATTGCTGACACATAAAGATTGTGAAGATGTTAAAGACTTCATTCTATGCTCTTATTTCAATGAGATAATTAGAAAAACATTTTGTATAAAACCTGATAATGAAAACAAAGCATATGATTCTACTCTAGCTAGTTATAGTAACTTTATAGATGAACTCGTTAATCTATTAGAGAAAAAAGGATCAAACCAAATAAGGCGCGCTAATATTTTTACAACAAACTACGACCTTTTCTTCGAATCGGCTGCTGACAGCATATTAAACAAAAAACCATTCCATTTTAATGATGGTGGACTAGGTTTTAAAAACAGAAAACTGAGCATTAGTAATTTTCATATCACTGCTTGGCATCAAGGAACGCATGATATGTATAAACATGAACTCCCTACCGTCAATCTTATAAAAATGCATGGTTCAGTTTCTTGGAATAGAGATGAAAATGAAACTATAAGTATTGGTTATGCGCACAAAACACCTGAAAAAATAAAATTAGAAACTAAAAAAAACATTAATGATCTGGTTACCACCCTAAACGAAACAAACGAGGATCTCGCTAGTTATTTAGATCTATCTTCAAACGACCTTACAACTCTTGAAGAATTTAAATGTTATTACGATAGTTTAGCTATTGTTAACCCAACCAAAGAAAAATTTTCAGAAACAGTTTTTCAGCAGCATTATTATCAAAGTTTACGATTGCTTAGTTATGAACTAGAAAAACCACAAACAGTATTAATTTGTTTTGGGTTTTCATTTCAAGATGAACATATACGTGAAATAATAAAAAGATCATTAAGTAACCCCACTCTGCAGGTCTTTGTTTTCTGCTACTCTAAAGCCAGCAAAAATGATATAAACTCAACTGTAAGCGACCCACGAATAACTTACATTTTACCTGTAGAAGATGACCATAAAATCGCATTTAATTCCTTTATAGATAGAGTATTCAAATCTGAACAAGGAGATTGGATCACATGGACGAACTAA